CTGACCCTTTAAGTGCAGTTTGTATAACTCCAAACCCTGTCTTTGAACTTTCTGATCTTCCTTGTTGGACGATAGAGGCAAGAGCTGGACTAGGAGAACTGACCGGACCAAGTTGGTTTGCATTTACTCCAGCTGATGATGTTGGTAAAGGTCTGCCAGCAGGGGTAATATCATCTCTGAATAGAGGAGGACTTTCAAACCTATCAATGACAACTTGTTCTTCTTGTGGTATTCCACCAAGTGCACCAATTACAATAGGTTGTTGGTTTTGAGGATGGTCGTTAAAGATTACTATAACTGTAGTGCCTTCAGCAGGACCAGCAGCAACACTACCCATACCAGAGGTTGAGGTTGCGGGCTGCATAACCATTGCCCAAGGCAAGTCTTCTGTTGGCAAAACCGTTGTGTCGTGATAATGTAGACCGGCAACTCGAACACGAACACGGCCAACCATTAGAGGGTCATTTCGATCCTCAACCACCCCAACAAAGAACTGTCCACCCTTATTCTCAACCATTCATATCCACCATGAAAGAATCTTTTATTAATTCCAGTACACATTGATGTCCGTCTGTAGGACTAATCATATGACACAAAGCTGCAACAAGATACACGCCCGACATTATCTTATCTTCTGGCTCAGAATCATCTCTTCTAATCTGCGCATTCTTTGGGATATCAAGTATCATACGTTGACCAACAGAGTAGTCAAGTCTACCAAAGACTGTAATGATTACTTTAAATGCTTCAGCCTGAGCTAACAGGCTCCTTCGCTTCTGAATGATAGTCACATCTGAAACATCCCCAAAACCTTCGAAGTTGTTGTAGTACTTTCGACCGTGAATTACTACTGCCTTTGTTTGGGCAACAATGCCATTTGTTGATAGTGGAAACATGTTTAAGTGGGTGTGATCTTCAAACACAGGACTGTATCCAACGTGGTTATAAGTCTGTGTTAGCAGATCATATGTAATTATTTCTGATCCGTACATTCCTGACTGAAGTCTTTCCATGTAGTTGAAAGTGTTGGGGGTGTCGAGTTCCAAAATACGTTGATAGTCTTTTGTGATATCTCTTCTTGATCCACCCCCAGAACTAACCTCAGCTGTATAGTTGTCTTGTATGAACCTTTGCTTTAAGGGACCGCTCGTATACATGGACTCTAATGCCACAAAGTTCAACCCATATTTATTTTCAAAGAAAAGAAACGTCGGAGAATCATATGTGGTCAAAGCGTGATCACAAACGTATTGAATGTTCTGTGTTGGGGACCAAAAGTTTGAAACGTACTTAATTTTATTACTCGTGCTTTCAATAAATATCGGCTTTGTTGTTTGTAATCCATACTCTGTGTCTAAACAAATCTGCTCTATAATTTCAGAAGGGAGACCCTCAAATGCTTTTGGTACGTTCTTGTTTAAATCTACAATTGCTTCCTTGGATATGAAGAACAAACTGTAAATTACTTCACGCTCGCTGGTTTTCTTCTTGCCTTCCATCTTATAGATATAGAATTCGCCAACAAGCGCTTCACTATCTGCTAAGGATGGAGTGCGAATATCTAATCGGACAATCTCTTCTCCTATCAACGGTAAGATGTTAGAAAGATCTTGAGACTCTCTTAGCATCAGTCTGCCGGTAATAAATGTAGCAAATATATCTTCAAAGATTTCAATGCCCACTACCTGAGGTGTAATTGACTGAGCAAATCCTTTAGACGAAATTAGAGTCACGTCCCGTATATCGACGTCGCCTGCACTTTTGATTGCATTAGATGCTGGAGTAGTTGCCATTAAATTGTGTTAAAGTCTTTTAGGATGGCCACCAATATATTTGGTGACACGATTTTAATTCTACGCTTTGATTCATTTAAGCGATCTTCATAATCATAGTTTGATATAGGGGAGGCATCAGGAACAGATTGCATGACGTTAAATCCTTCGCTATTCTCATAGTGGTGAACTCCATAAGGATCCGTATACTTAGCGTTAACATATTCTCCTAAAGAACGCTGTGTTTTGGGAAAATCCTCAATGTAGTTATATCGATCATTTACCAACATAATGACCCAGTGATACAAAGGGTCACCATATATACGTGCCGCTATCAGTTCAGGGGTCTCACCTTCTTGGATATCGTATTCGTCAAACAAAGATATATTATCTAAGATCTGTTTACGAAACCTAATATTAAACGTTATGTCGGTCATAGGCTTTAATACTTCTTTGCCGCCTATTGTGAACGGATATACAATCAAAGGCACTTTATTAAAATACATAGTTGTCTCTTTATAAATAATTGTAAATTAAACCCTTCATAGTACTAGAAACCGTCAGCAATATTTTCTTTGGTCAAGATAGCCAATTCTTTGAATGTCAGATTCATGTTGATTTGAGTTGGCATACCGTCATCAAAGGCACTAAAAATACCTTGAGGGGTATACAACACGCTCATGTCAGTTAACACACAGGATGTGTGCCGGTGTATGTTCAAGTTTTCTTTACCGTTTTGGTAATAAAAAATATCAAACTCTGATGGATAGATGAAAAGAAAGTTTGCTGATCCAGGTTTATACTCTGGGTGCATGTGTAGTTTAAATGCTCTAATAATTTCTCTTACGTTCTGAGCTTCAGCAGCTGATCTTGGAAAGAACTGATATGTGAAAGTAAACGTCCTAAAGTCAACCTGTTGAAAGAGTTGTTCTTTCTTTGGGTTTGCAGCTGTACCAGACGTCTTTGATAGTGTACCGCCAACACCAGGAGTCTTTAGAGCCAAACCCGCTAAGTAACTAAGACCTGCACTAGCAGCATTTATGGGGTTACCTGAAAAAGTATTGCCTGTTGCCTCAAGGATAGCCGAAGACCCAGCCAACGAATCCTCCTCGTACTGAGCCGAGTATCTCACTTGTAAGTCAAAAGGCACATTCAAAGCGATTGCTTGTTCTAATCTTTTATATTCTTTCTTTGCGCCACCAAGGGCAGCTACCAGGGATACTGCTGCTACACCTCCAACAACCCCATTAGTAACTGTTTTAACCGCACCTTGTAAACTGGCACCTCTATCAGCAACATTTAAAGCTCTTCCAACAGGATTCGCTGCAGTGCTTAATCCAGCTCCAACACCAACAGCATAAGTGTTTAGGTTAGCTGCACTATAGTCAGCACCTGCTAAGTTTCCAGCTTGTCTTGGAGGTATGTTACCTTGAAATACAACTGAATCTTTGCCCTTTACGATATATGAGTCTTCATGTACGTTTACATAGAATATGACATAGTTACCACCATATCGCTGCTGATCTGATAAGAGATCGGCTGGATACGTGTGTTGCCCTACCTTATATTGAGTATCAAACCCTGTAGATCCGCCTCTTGCAGCAGGCAATCTATACGGTTCAGGTAGTGTGTTATTAGCTTCTGCCATTGGGTACCCATAAATAGTTTTGTTGTCAGGCTTATTACATATATTTATGTACCATAAAAGAAAATATAAACCAATTAATCCTCAGAAGTACAAAGGTGACCCAACAGATATTGTAATGAGATCTAGCTGGGAAACGAAGTTTGCCATCTGGTGTGATCATAATTCTGCTGTAATAGAGTGGTCTTCCGAGACTACTATCATTCCTTACATATGCCCTACCGATAATAGAGCTCATAGATATTTTACAGATTTTAAAGTGAGAATTAAGGATAATGCAGGGAACGTTAAGGTTTACATTGTTGAGATTAAACCTGATAAGCAAACTAGGCCTCCTGAGATACCTAAAAGAAAGACTAGAAGGTTTGTTCAAGAGGCTCTTACTTGGGGAAAGAATGATGCTAAGTGGAAAGCTGCAAGAGAATACTGCAAAGACAGAGGATATGAATTCATAATAATTACAGAGAACGAATTAGGTATTAAGTAACCTCTTGAACCCTGACATAGTGATTATAGCGCACACAAATTATCAAGTCAACTTTTATAGATAAATACTTATATGGGCATATACACAGAGATCTTCAAAAAGAATCACATCGAGATACAACAGGCTTCTAAAAAATCACAGACGTGGTTTCAGCAGCAAGCTGGACTGTTGACCAAAAATAATGTCACAGCAAAACGATTAATTAGATCAGAGCCAGCTCGAAACGTTAACAGAGTAGTCCCTGGTGAGATGTACTTATTTTCTTATAGTCCTAAACATCAGGACACATTACCGTATTGGGATATGTTTCCTCTTGTGTTCCCGTTTAAGAAAATGAAAGATGGGTTCATAGGGTTAAACTTACACTATCTACCCTACCCCATGCGTATACAGCTTCTAGAAAGGTTAATGGATTTCAAGACAAATTCGTTAATGAACGAGAACACCCGTCTTAAGTATTCATGGAATATGATTCAAGGCGTATCAAGGTTCAAAATAGCTGAACCTTGTGTCCATCGGTACTTGGCAGATCATTTACAATCCCCAATGAAAAAAATCGATGCAAGTGATTGGGCAACAGCACTACTACTCCCCGTTGAGAAGTTTGTTGGAGCATCTAAACGAACAGTTTGGTCGGACTCACTAAAATGATTACAAATTTCATTGGACAGATAAAAAGTAAAGGGCTAGCTCGTACTAATAGGTACCGAGTAAGAATACCTTTTCCAACAACAGATGGAAGGGGTGTACAGCTTGCTGAGTTATTCTGCGAAGCTGTTACATTACCAGGAGTGACAATTGCAACGACTGCTGAACGTTTTTATGGCGAAAAGCGTGAGATGCCTTATGAGAGGATGTTCGATCCTGTAACAATGAACTTTTATGTTGATACCGAGATGACAGTGAAGAGATCATTTGATAGTTGGTTAAATTATATTATTAATCCCTCATCAAGAGCTGTTCAGTACTATAACTCCTACACTCGTAATATCCAGATATACGTTGATACAGTAGATGAGAAAACTCCATATATGCTAACTCTGTATGAGGCTTATCCCAAGAGCATTGGGACTATTCAGATGGGATATGAAAGTCGCGAAATAATGAAGTTATCAGTTACACTTGAATACCGATATTGGGATGCTAGCAATGAATCATTTGAATAAACTCTTTAACACTACACCAATTGAAACCTTACCATCAACAGAAGTGCTACCTGCCCTGCCGGTTCACACAGATAACGTATCTGCAAATGTTGATTATGACTACGAAAGAACAAGATCAAATTTACACAGCTTACTAGATCAGGGTCAAGAGGCTCTACTTCATGCATTAGAGGTCGCAAAACAATCTGAGCACCCAAGAGCATTTGAGGTAGTGGGCAACATGATGAAACAGCTTGCTGATGTAAATCATCAGTTACTTGACTTAACAGAGAAAAGAAATAAGTTAAGAACAAAAGATCCAGGATCACAATCACCAGGTACAGTTAATAATAACGCGATCTTTGTTGGATCTACTGCTGAACTAAATAAAATGCTCCAGACTTTGAATAAAGGATAATAGTATGACACTACCCATGAATGCAACCCCTGTTTACACTCTTGAAATCCCGTCCACAAAGAAGTCGTTTAAATATAGACCGTTTGTTGTGAAAGACGAAAAGGCTTTACTTATAGCTCAGCAGTCAGAAAGTATTGGCGTCATGCTTGATACAGTTAAGGAAGTTATCAAGTCTTGTGCAAAGAGTGACATCGACGTTGAGAAGTTAGCATCGTTTGATGTTGAGTATATTTTCTTACAGATGCGAGCACAATCGGTAGGTGAGATTGTTGAGTTGGTATTCTCGTGCGATATTGACCACGGTGAAAATAACGAAAAAGCTAAAGTTGTAAAACAGATTAACTTACTTGACGCTAAGGTTGAGTTTTCGGAATCCCATCAGTCAAAGATTTCTCTGTTTGAAAACGTTGGTATTGCAATGAAGTACCCCAACATCGAAACCTTAAAGAAGTTAGAAGCTCAACTGTCCGAAAA